AACTTCCTGTATTAACTGAGTAGCCTGTCTACAAAGTCTTCATTTGAGTTCTTGGAAGGATAACCTTCATAGAGAATTATATACCTCTTTTCTCATTTGTCAAGTACTTTATGATATTTATTTTATAGTCTTACATGATTAGAGTACAGACTCTAGAAGCTATCTTCATAGACCTCTACGACACTACGTGTCTATGTGTCCATTACTTCATAGACCTCTTGTGTCCACTTCATAGCCCTCTAGAGACTCTATGACAGGCTCCTGTGTCCAGTTACGCTACGCTTTAGGTCTACATTAGTGTTGTATTTACACAACAGTCTATCTTAGTCACTAACTTCTTTGATTTTATTAGACTTTTTAGTAATAAGTATCTATTCTTCTATAGTCTTTTTTGTGTGCTATAGAGGCTACCACAAAAGTATTCACTCAAGCACACCCCCTCCCCCCATGTCTTTGTAGGCACTAATGACTCAGTAGTCAGTAGCAAATGAGAATCATTATCATCTACTTAATAGGGGACAGATCAGTGCTTAAAAAGTAAGCAATGTGCTTAAAAAGTAAGCAGTGAGGGGCAATGTAGCACCTAATATGGCATACTTAACAGACACCATTATAGTGCATCAGAGCCACCTCATGCACCATAATGAGACATAAATGCACCATGTCAGTGCTACCTGTGGATAACCCTTGTAAGCAGTGGATAACTTCTATGCCTGTGGATAACTACCTACAATGCCAATAGTAGAGCCACTCACAGGTGTGTATAACCTGAGCATACCTGTCTAAGTACCTGTAAGGTTCAAGCTGGCATGGTATCTGCATAGGTAAAAGCATCCGAGGCACACCGCATCGGGCAACCAGTCAAGGATCGACACACCATGCAAGCACTCACACAGTCAACAGTTACTCAGTACATACAAGAGCACATCCAAGCAGACGCACCGTGCTCATTGTCTCATGTCACAAGCTGGGCTAAGGTTCAAGGATTAGGCGGTTCTAAAATGGTCAAGGCTATCCAAGAGCTTAAGAACGCTAGAATCATCACCATTGATGACGAATCAATCGTTGAATTAGTCTAATCAATACACAAACATGCAAAGGATCAGCACCATGAACACCCACGAATTCATTGACCGCATTGTAATCCCTGCACTGGGCTTTGTTGCCCTTATTGTCTGCTGGATGACAGCTTAAGCTACAATCTACCGTGAAGGGTTACGAGTTAGCCCTTTGCAGTGCACTGTCGCACTATCTTACTAAGGATCAGTACCATGAACAACGACCTCCAAAACCACGTAAACGATATTGCACGCCGTATCAGTGAAGCTGACTTCGACCGTAACGATGACGGTGACGAATTCTCAGCCTTTGATTACCTTCAAGACGCTTTAGACATCGAATACATTGTCAATAGTAAGCGTGAATACTTGGGAGCTCGCGTGCTCGTTGCCTTCGGTGGCCCTAATATCTGGGTTAACACACGTACAAATACTGTAGAGGGTCATTGGTGGGGCGATAGTGCCTCTGCTACCTTTGTGGATAATCTCGGCCTTGATGAGGCTTTGAACGAATTGTATAACTGCTAATCAAGGGACACTATGAGAACAGATTTCAAAGTTTATAAGCGTAAGATTCACGTATATTTCAAGAAGTCAGACGGGCTTTGGTATGCGTGGAGTACTAACGCCTTCAAAACATGTCGTGATGCAGTAGCAGACGCAAAGCAACAACGCCCACAATGGGACTTTAAAGCCTCTTTCGCAAAGGATTGACACTATGCTAAACGATAATTACATCATTGAAGTGACGCCGAGTCTCTGTTCCTATGTGTCAGCCTACATCAACGAGGAATTGACACGAGGGGCAACGATTGACAAATACACCATTCAAGACGCATTAGACGCCTTTCTAGGCGGTGCGTCTATCGAATCAACTAACGAGGAGTAATCGATCATGCTAAGCAATAACGACTTTATAAGCCTAGAACGTAGATTATGGGCCGAAGGCAACCCATTAGCGGACGAATTAGCGTCTACACGTGACGAGCTACTGTACTTACTGTCTCAATGTAAGAATATACTGGAAAAGTATTCACCTATGCTTAATAAACAGGCAGGTGGTGATCTAGATTACATGAGAGAATGGGATAACTTCGGTGACTCTATCGACAATTTGTCTTATGACTTAGGGATTGATCTATGAATGACAATAAAAACCTTATGTGTCCTGCTTGTGGGCGTGATAATTGGGACTGGGCTAATGTAGGGTTACATCATGCGGTTCAATGTACCGACTGTGGCTTTGTTTACAGTGCTCCACAAAAGCCTTGGGTTGAGATAACGAAGAGGCAGATTGACGACTGTCTCAAACATAGCGACAATTACGACTTCGCATGGGCTATTGAGGCCATATGTAAGAAAAACAACGGGTATTGATATGACAATGATTTGTATCCTATTTGCTATTGATTTGATAACGGAGCATGACTTGTGGTAATAAAACAACACATTAACAACTGGCCTTTTCCTACTAAGGATAACCCTTTGACACCATGGACACCTGAACAACAGAAGAAGTGGGCAGAGGAACAACTCAAGAACATGCCTCCAAGCCCTTTATAGGCTCACCAAGGCCTCTAATTTCATCAACCTATACCCTGACTAGGGTGGAGACTTAAAATGCACTGTACAGCTTGTGATAAATTGTTAACGGATTATGAGGCAACCCGAAAGGATGCGCATACGTTCAAGTTTATCGACCTCTGTAAGACTTGTTTTGAAGATATTAAACCTTTTGTATCAGTCATTGATCGTAAGGATTTAATCACGGAACAGGACTTAGACACCATAGACGATGACGATACGGACACAGGGGTTTCCCTAGAAGACGTTGATACCTATATAGACTATGTAGTAGACTCTAGAGAGGACTATGATGTCTAAGAACTTCTATGACATTAAAGCATTCATTAAAGTAAATACTACTTTATTGTTTATCTTTAAACCTACATTAAAGTAAAGAGGGGATAACATGAAACAGAAAGAAGATGATAAGACAATCGATATATTTGATGTCTATGACCAAGAAGAAGCGTACTATGCTCACACGATCAATGATGTCGTTGAATTGATGATTGAGTACGGATACGTAAAAGTATTTACCGATCTCTTTGAGAGAGCAAGGGAGGTTAACAAATGATTGTGTCTCTATTCGTATTTGTCTTAACTTTGATAAAGGTGTCTTTGAAATGAAAATCGTAATTAACAAGTGTTACGGTGGCTTCGGATTGTCCGATGAAGCTATGAAACGCTATGCCGAATTGAAAGGCATCACGCTGTACCCTGAGAAGGATAGGTCTGGTCTTTACTCTAACTATTACACAGTGCCAGCACATAAGCGTGTAGCACGTATCGAAGGTGAGCAGTTCTATGCGTTGTCGATGGAGGAGCGAAGTGCTTACAACAAACAATGTGCTAGTGAATCTCTGTACGACAGAGACATTCCACGAGATGACCCAACCTTGGTACAAGTGGTGAAAGAACTTGGTAAGAAGGCATCTGGTAGGTTTGCTAGTCTTGCTGTTGTCAATGTTCCCGATGGTGTGTCATGGGAGATTGACGAGTACGATGGACTTGAGCAGGTAGCTGAAACACATAGAACTTGGAGTTAACAAAATGAAAGCAACAATTGAATATGATCTGTCTAATTCGGCAGAAGCCTACGCATATAAATGCTCACAGAAGGCTTTAGAAGCCTGTCAGATGCTGGAGTCTCTAAAGAGTCTTACGCAAGGGTACACAGCGTACAAAGGGGTCTCTGAGAGCGTTCTAGCGGACATCATCTCAGACTTGTCTAAGTGGGAGGACGTGAAGCTATGAAAGACGCATTGAAGCTGGCACTTGAGGCGTTGGAACGATACCAAGTTAAGCGGCAAGACTTTGAACGGTTTGCAGATGTAATAATCGCCATCAAAGAAGCCTTGGCACAGCCAGAGCAGGAGCCTGTGGCGTGGATTTCTGTGAAGGATGCTCTGCCAAAAGCGGTTCGTGGTTTGTCCTACAAAAAGAGCATTACAGAAACTGTGCTTGTCCGACATTCCGACCGACCAGATTATCCAATCACTGCCCATGCAGTTCTCGGTGAAGGTCTTGGTGCTGGCATTTCGATTTTTACAGAAGGAGCATCAGAGTATCCAGAAATTGCTTGGTACTCAGCATCTTCTGATCTGAATAACCCGTTCGGATTGAGGCATGATGATTACGAGCGATATTTACCACGGATATTTGGTTCAAAGATTACGCACTGGATGCCAATCACCACCCCATATGTGGCTACGCCACGGCCACAGCGCAAGCCATTAACTCGTGAAGAAATTGCAGACCTTCGACATAAATTCGGTATCACTTCTGATGGTCGCGGGATTAAAGAGTTTACGCAAGTTGAGGGTTTTGTTCGCGCCACCGAATCCGCCCACGGCATTAAGGAGTAAGACATGAGCAAAGAATTTGAACAAGCATACAAAGATTATTGCGAAGGCAAGGTAGAAGACCCAGCAGAATTGTTGCGTGTCATGTGGAAAGAAAATAAAGAAGCAATTGACACATTCATAGCTAAAGGGGGTTTTTACGCCACGGCCACAGCGCACATGGTTTGGGCTGACGGAAGAAGAAGTAATTGATTTGTGGCCTGATTTGATAATGCACCGACACACATATCAGTTTTGGCAGAACTTAGAAGCCAAACTACGCGAAAAGAATTCGCTTTAAGGAGAAGAACACATGAACCATAGTGATGGGAGTAAGCTATGAGCCATAGCGACGGAGGTAAAGGTTCAGGAAGGCGTAAGGAAGACGCAAGTAAGGTTCGAGATAATTGGGATCTAATCTTTGGTAAAGGAAAGACTATGATTGATGATGAAAACAACATTGAAGACTTTGACGAGGACGATGAGGAACAAGTTTGCTCATGGTGTGGTGGATGTGGCGAAGGTATGTATGACGGTGCAGCTTGCCGAAAGTGTCACGGAACAGGCGTAGAACCTAGTGAAAGGGACTGTGATGACTCAGACTATTAAGAGCGTAAAGGACGTGAAGTCCGTACACATCAAAGAGTTCTGGCCTTACCAGTACGTCAAGCCTGATCGTAGAGTCTTTAAACGTGAGACTATGGACAGAGCTAATGCTCGTAAGCGTGAGATATACCATCAAAAAAAGAAGCTCATTGGCTTGCAAGTCTTTGAGATGGACATTGATATTTGTCATAGGCTGAACAATGCAACCACTAAAAATAGCAAGTAAGTTTATCAAGCACGTAGCCTGTGAGCACTGCGGTAGCTCAGATGGTTCATCTCTGTATGACGATGGGCATCAATATTGCCACGTATGTCACGCTTACACGGCCTCAGAAGGAACTGAGTTTCGTGCTCAACAAGACGTACAACGTCAGTCAACAACTAAGGTATTTCAGATGAAACAGACAGGGGAAGTTAAGGCTATCGTAGATCGAGGTATCTCACGTGATACATGTGAATACTTTGGTGTTACTCAAGATGTAGGTAGGCACTACTACCCTTATTTCGACGAAACAGGGACTAAGGTGGCTGAAAAGATCCGATCTGTAGAGAATAAGACGTTCTCCATTGAAGGTAATTTCAATAAAGCTACGCTCTTTGGGCAGAATCTGTTCCAGAAACAAGGTAAGTACATCACCATCGTTGAAGGTGAGCTAGACGCTCTGGCTAGTTATCAGATGACAGGCAGCAAATGGCCTACTGTGAGCATCCGTACTGGGGCTTCAGCGGCTGTTAAAGACTGCAAGGCTCAGTATGAGTACCTAGATAGCTTCGAGACTATCGTTATCTGTTTTGACGGTGATGAAGTTGGACAGAAGGCTGCTAAGGATGTGGCTGAACTGTTCGGAAACAAGGTTAAGATTGTTAAACATTTAAAGGAGTGCAAAGATGCCTGTGATTACCTCATTAACGGACGAGGAGCTGAATACGTTAACCAGTGGTGGAGAGCTGAGAGTTACGTACCCGATGGGATCGTCCAAGCCTCAACACTTTGGGACAGCGTATCTGCATCTGAACCAGTCGCAGAAGCCTTCTATCCCTTCAAAGGACTTAACGAACTCCTCTACGGAATACGATCAGCTGAACTCATTACGGTCACAGCTGGATCGGGTCTCGGAAAGAGTCAATTCTTACGAGAAATCTTATATCGAATCTTGGAAACGACAGGATGGAATATTGGCGGCATGTTCCTCGAGGAAAGTGTGCGGAAGACTGCTCGGAGCATCATGTCCCTTCATGCTAACAAAAAGTTGCACTTGCCCGACACTCAAGTCACAGAACGGGAATTGAAGGAGGCATTTGATGCTACACTCGGAACTAATCGGGTCTATCTCTTTGACCATTTTGGCTCTCTTGCCATTGATAATGTTCTCAATCGTATACGGTATATGGCACGTGCTTGTGACTGTCGCGTGGTCTTTCTTGACCATATCAGTCTTGTTGTCTCTGGTATGGATGGGAATGATGAGCGCAAGTCTATTGACGTCTTGATGACTCGACTGCGTACACTTGTACAAGAAACAGGTATTACACTCATTTGTGTTAGTCACTTGAAACGACCTAGCACATCTAACAAAGGACATGAAGACGGTGAATCGGTATCCTTATCTCAGTTACGTGGCTCTGGTGCTATTGCTCAGTTGTCTGACGCTGTTATCACTCTTGAACGAAACTCCATGAGCGACGATCCTGAAGTACGTCATACTACAAAGGTAGCAGTGGCTAAGAATCGCTACAACGGACTCACAGGGCCAGCTTGCTCTTTGAAGTACGATATGGACACAGGTAGAATGATTGAAGTAACAATGGAGGAGCTATGAACACACCGCACAAACACGCAGAGCTTATCAAGGCATGGGCCGATGACGCAGAGATTGAATGGTACGACAGTTCGCCAAGAGCGCACCGTTGGAAAGGCATGGAAGGACACAATCCATCATGGTGTGACAGCGTAAATTTTCGGGTTAAACCAGAGCCAGTCCCTGATTTTAAAAAAAGTTATTTCGTACATGGAAATCATTTCCAAGGTTTGCACATATCAGCAAGGTTAGATGAAGCACACAATCTGACTCTTACGTTTGATGGTGAGACAGGAAAACTTAAATCAGCGGAGGTGCTATGATTGAAATGATTATCGTGGGTACTATCGGTATCGGCTACTCCGTTGTAGGTGTGCTACAGTGGCTCAAAGGTGACATGGGTGCTGGTATCATGTGGTTAGGATACTCATTTGCCCAGATCGGCTTATTCTTAAACTTAAAGTAAAACATGAAACGCATTGCTATTGACATCGAGACAAACATGGCACATGACGTCATCCATCTCGCTGTTACGCAGGACATTGACACAGGGGAAGTAAAGACATGGAAAGCTCCAACAGGACTTTGGGACTACTTAAAGGACGCTACGTTGATCGCAGCTCACAACGGAATATCCTTCGACTTTCCGATCTTAAACAAGCTCTGGAAGACCAAGATTGGATTGAAGCAAGCATACGACACACTCGTAGTATCAAGGCTTCTAGAGCCAACGAGGGAGAACGGACACTCTCTGGACGCATGGGGAAAAGAGCTAGGAGTTCAGAAGCTGGACTACAAAGCAACTTGGCAGTGGATGATGAACAGAAGGGAAGAATATGATGGAGAATCCTTTGATAACCCTATTGATGTACTGCTTGATTTTTATTGTCGGCGTGACGTTAGTGTTCTCTGCGGTTTATTTTGTCATCTCGATGCTTTGGTTGACGCTCAGTCTTTTGGGCAAGACTCACTTGTTCTTGAGCACAATGTAGCAGCTATCATCAAGAAGCAAGAAACCAATGGATTCAAGCTCGATGTAGTTCACGCTACTTGTCTCTTGTCAGATTTGAAACTCAAGATGGGTGTCATCTACGACAAGATGCAGGAGCTGTATCCACCTTACGAGGTTGAACGTATCTCAGAGAAGACAGGGAAGACTTTGAAGCCTGAACTGATTGCCTTCAATCCAGCATCTCGACAACAGATAGCTGAGAAGTTAATCGGCTTAGGTTGGAAGCCTACTAAGAAGACTGAGAAAGGTCAAGTCATCGTAGATGAAGGTACTCTCATGGGTTTGAAGTATCCTATCGCTCAGTTGATTGCTGAGTACATGATGCTTCAAAAGCGCATAGGACAGATTGAGTCATGGTTAGAGGTCATAGGTAACGATGGTAGGGTACACGGTAGAGTCATCACCAATGGGGCTGTAACAGGCCGTTGTACGCACTCTAAGCCGAATATGGCTCAAATACCTAACACCTCTAGTCCTTACGGAAAAGAGTGTCGTCAGTGTTGGACAGTGGAAGAAGGAAACGTACTTGTAGGTGTTGATCTATCGGGTATTGAACTCCGCTGCTTTGCTCACTACCTAAACGATGAAGAATACATTAAGGAAGTTGTATATGGTGATGTCCATACAAGGAACCAAAAAGCTTTTGGTGTTGATTCACGAAACGATGCAAAGACAGTACTATACGCCACATTGTATGGGGCTTCGTCTTCCAAGATCGGGACAATTATTGGTGCTAATGCCAAAAGAGGGCAAACCATTATTGATAATTTTGAGCGAAGCGTTCCTGCGTATGCCAAACTCAAAAGAAAGGTTGCTACGTATGCTACAAAAGGATGGATATGGGGTCTTGATGGAAGAAAGTTATGGATTAGGTCAGAGCATAGCGCCCTCAACACTCTTCTCCAATCGGCTGGTGCCATTATTGCTAAACAATGGGTTGTATGTTTTGATAAGAAACTCTCTAAGTCAAAGATTCCATACAAGCTCGTTGCTTTCGTCCACGATGAAGTGTGTATTGAAACCGCCCCTCAGTATGCAGAAGAAGTTAAAGAACTTGTGATAGAATCTGCTAAAGAAGCAGGAGAGATTCTAAAGTTTCGCTGCCCTGTAGGAGCTGAGGGACATGTTGGAAGGACTTGGGAAGATGTGCATTAAAGTTTGTAAGCAATGCGGCTGGAAAGCTTCTTTGGACTTCTTTCAAAAAGACGTTTCAAAGAAAGATGGAGTACGTCCTGAATGTAAAAAATGTACAGCAGATAATCGGAAGAAACGTTATAGTGCTGAGACAAACAGGAAAAACAACATGGAGAAGAATTTTGGTAAAGGTGTTTTGGACACCTATCAAAGACTTTTCGATGAGCAAAAAGGCGTGTGTGCTATTTGTAAGTCCCCTGAGAACGGGCGGTACAAACACCTAAGTGTAGATCATTGTCACGATACAGGAAAGATTCGAGGTCTTCTGTGTAATAATTGCAACAGAGGTATTGGTCTTTTAAAAGATAGTCCTGAACTGTTAAAGAATGCGGTAGGATACCTTGAGGAAAACGAATGATTGATAAAACAGATAAATTGAAATCTCAGATTATGGTGAACATAAGTGATGAGTCATTTATGATCCTACACTCTGATGACATGGATATTCTCGATGTATACTTGGTGCTCTCAGCAGCCCTTGATTACATTGAAGGTGAAGCGGAAGCTGTCTCTCGTAAAGAAGGCAGTTACTTGCAGTGATAGAATACGGATAAGTGCTGGTCGCAGAGAGGACGCTCTGTTGGTTCGATTCCAACCTTATCCATCAATCAGCTTGATCCGACACCTCCTCGTCGTTTTCGTGGAGAAGGCCCTCGCAATGGGCGGCAGTGTCCCTGTAGTATGGTAAGCAGGGTTTTATTAACGGAGCTACGGCTCAATCCTTAAAAGGAAAAGAAAGTATGTCAGATCTTAAACCAGTTAAAATCCAAGGTGAACTCTTCTGGAGCAAATGGATGGCTGAATTCAACAAAGCATTCAACACGGACAATGACCGTTACGAATGTACCATCGGTAACATCTCCGATGACGATGCAGCTAAGCTCACAGGCTTGGGTATCAAAGTGAAGCACAAGGATTCAATGGGTAACTTCATTGTCGCTAAGAGCAAATACTTGTTCAAGCCTACTGATGACAACCTCAAGGAAGTCAACATCGCTGACTTGGGTAACGGCTCTAAGTGTGTTGCTATCGTTGGCTCATACACTCATCGTATGTCCTCTAAGCATGGCAATGCACCATCTCTGAAGACAATCATGGTGACTGAAGTTAAGACTTACGTCCCTGAGCCAGCTACTGCGGATGACGAGGCTCTGTAATGTTTAACAAACTTGCTTACTTTAAGTGCGTGTCGCTTATCATGCTTGCAGGTAAAGTCTTTGTTGACGATACTATGTTTTCATGGTTTGACATCTTTGGTATGGTCCTGATCCCTGCTGTGTTTTCAATGTTGCTTTCTGAGTTGGACAAAAAGCTCGACTCATGGACAACTAAAGTAGATGGAAAAGACCTCTAAGCCTAAGCTAGCTATCATCCAAAGGAAACAAAATGTTTAATATTTTAAACTCTGTGGTAAAAGCCGCCGTGTCTGTAGTAGAGATCCCCGTTGCTGTTGTTGCTGATGTTGTTACATTAGGCGGCGCAGTAAACGATAAGGATCAACCTTACACAGCTACTGCTGTTGAGCATCTTGTGCAGAACGTACAAGACGCTGCAAATCCTCGTAAATAAGTATTGACTTTTCCTACTCTATATGCTACAGTGTAGGTATTATAGTTTAGGAGAAGTTAATGTTTACACGGTTGATTAAAGAGCGAGATGAGCAAGGGAAGATAAAAAGCTATGAGTTGTTGTTTGACGGGAAGCCTATATCAGACGGTAAAAAGTATTGCCCTTCGTGCACACAGCTTTTAGATAAATCTTCTTTTTCAGCTAAGGGTAACGCTTGTAAGACCTGCGCTACGCAAAGAGCTAAGAACTGGAGAGTTGTTAAAGAAAACAATCCAGATTGGCGAAAACAGCGTAACGCACAGATTGCAGAGAATAGCCGAAAGTTGAAACGTAAGATGGTTGAGTTGAAGGGAGACTGTTGCAGCAAGTGTGGTAATAAATACCCAGATGTTGTATACGATTTTCATCATCTTGACCCATCTCAGAAAGACTTTAACATTGGTAGTTCTAGGAACTGGCCTAAGATTGAAAAGGAGTTAGCAAAATGTGTAATGTTATGTGCAAACTGTCACCGTATCGAGCACTTCCATAATGACTGACAAACCAAGACTGGCTATAATCGACGGAGACATTTTGGTCTACCGAGTAGGTTTCGCTAGTGAAGACGTTGATGAGGCTGTTTGTTTGGCTCGTGTGACACAGTTAGTCAATGAGATTGTGTACCAAGACTTACGTTGTGATGACTACAAAGCGTACATCACTGGTAAGGGTAACTATCGCAACGACATAGCAGTCACTGAGCCTTACAAAGGCAACCGCAAGGACGCTAAGAGGCCAGTGCATTATCAAGCTATTCGTACCCATCTCCAGCGCCTTGGTGCAGAACTGGTAGAGGGACAGGAAGCTGACGATGCAGTGGCTATCGAGGCTACAGCTACAGGTGGATGGATTGTCTCCATTGATAAAGACCTAGATCAAGTTGCAGGTTGGCATTACAACTTCGTGAAGCATGAGGAATACTACGTTACTGAGGAGGAAGGTCTTCGTAACTTATTCACACAGGTGCTCACAGGGGATCGTACTGACAACATCATTGGCTTGAAAGGCATTGGCCCTGTAAAGGCTGCTAAGCTTCTACAGGATTGTAAAACTGAAAGGGAATACTATGACGCTTGTCTCAAAGCTTACGATGGTAATCAACTTCGTGTCGATGAAAACTTGAATCTGCTATATTTGCAACGCAAACCCAACGACAGATATAAGATTCCAAAGGAGTAAACAATGAAGTTCCGTAAGAAGCCTGTGATAATTGAAGCTATGCAATTTTGGATTAACACTCATAATGGATGGCCTCAAGGTGTTTATAAGGACGACACAAGTCCAACTGGCTATAAGATCGACACACTTGAAGGAAGTCACGAAGTTACCGAAGGGGATTGGATTATTACAGGAGTAAAAGGTGAACGTTACCCTTGCAAGCCTGACATCTTTGACATGACTTATGAGGCGTGTTAAAGGATGGCTACGAAGAGAACCAAACCAAACGTGCCCTCATCTTTCCACAGCTCTACAAGAGCGAGGAGCTGAATAGATGACAGCTAAAAAACTAAAGCCCTCTATTCCGATGAGCTTTTACCTCGTTGGGTGTCAGTGGAACGTCAAGTACATAGAGGAACTAAGTGAGTACGGTAAGTGTGACTGTGCTACTCAGATGATTTATCTTCGATCAGGTATGAACAAGAACTTCACTGAGCAGACATTCTTCCATGAGTTGATTCACGCTATCATGTTCGCTATGGGGCATACGAACCACGATGAGGTATTCGTAGATGCCTTCGGTGCTCTGTTACATCAATATGAAAAAACGAAGTTGTAAGGACTAGACTGTAATGGATATTGAACAACTAAAACTTGTACTCGAGACTGTCAAAGGAATTACTGATGACGCTACTTCAGTGGCTATTTGGTATTTTGTTTTATCAATCGGTTTAAAATTCTTAGCTCAAATTGTTTGTTGGGGCGGTATTTTTGGATCTATTTACATGATTGCCACAGCTTTCAAATCTAGCAATGACGATGCAGTTTGGCTTCGTGAATTACGTGATGATCTTATTCCTGCTTCAGGAGGATGGGTCTGTAGTTCAGACCGAAGAAAAATGCGTCAAATCATTACAGAACTACGAATGAAAAATCATGGTAACTCGTAAGACAACAAGCTCTAAACGAGCTAATGCTTTGAAGCATGGGTGGCGTAGCGGCCTCGAAGAAGATGTCGCTAAGGCTCTCACAGCAGCGGGTGTTCCTTTCACCTACGAAGAGACTAAGATCAAGTACATCAAGCCAGCGAGTGAACATCAATATACTCCTGACTTTGTGCTAGATAACGGTATCATCGTGGAGACTAAGGGGCGCTTCCTCATCGCAGACCGTAAGAAACACATGCTCATCAAGAGACAACAACCACACTTGGATATTCGTTTTGTCTTCTCTAACAGCTCACAGAAGCTGAACAAAGGGTCAAGAACAACGTATGCTCAGTGGTGTGTTAAGAACGGTTTTGAGTACGCTGATAAGACAATCCCTGAACATTGGATCAAAGAAAGACGAAAGAAGGTATCAGATGGAACTTACATTAGTTAAAGAACACCCAGACGGTAGCGCAACTTACACATTTGACATGACGGATGATGAGAGGTTACAGTTACTGAACTTAGGTATCATTACAGCGTTGAAAATGGGAATTGAGGAAGGAAGGAAATTCGATGACAGTCAAGTTAATATGGGTGACACCGGAAGCGGAACAGAAGATTGCGTATATGGCCCGTGTGTCAAATCCGGCAAATCAGAACTCCAATGCGTCTGCGACCAAATTACTAAAGTACCTTATTAAAAATAAGCACTGGAGTCCCTTTGAGATGGTTAACGTCTGCATGGAGATTGAAACTACTCGTGACATAGCTCGTCAGATCTTACGTCATCGTAGCTTCTCTTTCCAAGAGTTCTCACAGCGTTACTCAGTGTCTGAGGGATTCATTCAAGACTCACAGGTACGACTACAAGACGAGAAGAACCGTCAGAATAGCTTGTACACTGATGATATTAGCCTTCAGTACTGGTGGGAAGGTATCCAGCGTAGGTTAGTCGATGAAGCTAAGTTTATGTACACAGCAGCCTTGGACAAAGGTATCGCTAAGGAAGTGGCTCGAAAGCTTCTCCCTGAGGGTCTTACGATGTCTAAGATGTACATGAACGGTACTCTGCGTAGCTGGTTACACTACATTGACATTCGTTGTGATGCAGCAACACAGAAAGAGCATCGTGACGTAGCTGTTCAGTGTCGTGATATCATCTTCGCTGAGTTCCCAACATTGAAAGAGCTGTATGGCGAAGCTAGTAGTTCACTATAAACCACCACCTTTTCACCCTGATTGGACTGATGGGTGTTATAAGGTCTTCGTAACGGATCATCCTAGATTAGGGTGTAGAATGATACAGACATCCAAAGTTATCAAGGACTACGGCAACGGAATCTTTGAGACACAATGGGTAGTGTATCATCCAGTAGACGGAGACTTCAATGACACTTAACGCGATAACGCTTGACGAGTACTTTCACACAATCATTAACCAACCACGTATTGTTTACGTAAAGGAAATAACCATGTTTGACAAGACTAAAATGTTTTTTACTCAACAGATTGAGAAAATTAACTCACTGTTGACTAAACCTACTGCATTTGTAGAGGAACCAGTGAATCTGATGGCAGATGACTATTGGGCTTTTGAGATGTACACAGGTGAGTGGTATTCTGACGATAGAGATGAACTTATCCCTGTTAAACACACAGTGGTTATTGAGCCTCAAGACGGTACTTGGATGGAGGTGTTGGATAAGATTCTCGATGAAATGGAGAAACACTACGGTTGCAATATCAAAGAGCAAGTGTACTATTCTGTTGCCTTCCCTAACAACACCATGTACTACAGCCCAGAAGGACTCCCTCCAGCGGGTTACGGACGTAGCTTGAACGACACTGTGCTTCAACAGCTCTTGCTAGCTTACCCTGAAGTCTATAAGTGTATTATCCCTGATAACTACACCATCACAGGCGGTGTTAAGTAATGCGTATTTTAGTCGTACCAGACACGCAATGCAAACCAGATGCTTCACAAGAGCATCTTACATGGGCAGGGAAAGCAATCTGTGAGTACCGTCCTGACATCGTAGTTCACCTTGGAGATCACTGGGACTTTCCTAGTCTCTCCAGCCACGACAAAGCAGGTAGCAAGTACTTTGAAGGTAAACGCTACCTAGCTGACGTAGCAGCAGGGAATACAGGTATGCTGACTCTGTTGAATCCTCTCCACGCTCTCCAGAAGAGTCAGAAAGAGAACAAACAGAAGCTGTATAAGCCTCGTATGGTCTTTTTGAAGGGCAACCATGAGAATCGACTCACTAGGGCTGTGAACAACAATCCTATGCTCGAAGGGTTACTGACCTATGATGACCTTAACTTGAAAGATTGGGAAGTACATGAATTCTTACACCCTGTTTTCATTGAGGGCGTTGGTTTTAACCACTTTTGGCCTGTGGGTGCAATGGGACGTCCTGCTGCTTCTCCCGCTGCTATTATTAGTAAGCTTCACATGTCTTGCGTTGCGGGCCATCAGCAAGGAAAACAAGTCGCTTACGGAAAACGTGCTGACGGAAAGCCTATCTGTTCTATTGTTGTTGGTAGTTATTATCTGCATGACGAAGACTACATGGATCAGCTAAGTAACCGTCACTGGCGAGGCTTACTGGTAATGAATGACGTACAGGATGGGCACTTTGACGAGATGTTCTTATCAATCGAATACCTAGAGAGAAAATATGGCAACAGTCAAGGAAATTGAAGAATACATAGCTTTAGGTATGCCCGGAATTAATACTAAAGGTTTAAAGTATGATTCAGGTAAATTAAATTGGAGTTTAATGCCCTTCGGGGCTTTACAAGAAGTTGTAAAAGTGCTAGAATTCGGGTCCAAAAAATACGCCCCGAACAACTGGCAGTATGTGGATAACGCCGATGAGCGATACTGGAATGCAGCAATGCGTCACCTAATCGCTTACAAGACAGAATCTACTACCGACAGTGAAACGGGGCTTTCGCATCTGGCACACGCTATTTGCTGTATGCTTTTCCTTCAACACCTTAACAACAACGAGAATACAAAATGACAACAATGACTCCTTGGTCCTCAGTCGGCTACTTGACCTATAAGCGTACCTATGCTCGTCGCTTGGACGAAAACGATATTAACAGCCCTACAGAGGAATTTCCTGACACCGTAGAACGAGTCATTAAGGCTTGTAACGAACAGCTTAATTGTGGGTTCTCTTACGGTGAAGAGAAACGTCTTCGTCGGTATCTTCTTGAGCTTAAAGGTTCTGTAGCAGGTCGTTTCTGGTGGCAGCTAGGCACAGATACAGTTGACAAGTTAGGCCTTTCCAGCCTTCAAAACTGTGCTTTCCGTACAGTCGATAAGCCTGTGGAGCCGTTCACTTGGGCGATGGATATGCTAATGCTTGGCTCAGGCGTTGGCTACAACATTCAGAAAGAAAATGTTAATAAACTTCCTCCAGTTAATCTTGATTTTAAGTGTCCTGTTCGTAGTAACGATAGTGGGGCTGATTTCATTGTTCCTGACAGCCGTGAAGGATGGGTTGCTCTCTTGGGTAAGACGCTCAAGGCTGCATTCTTGGCTCACAGCTCAGGTAAGCAAACATTCACCTACTCGACACAACTGATTCGCTCTAAAGGCGCTCCTATTAAAGGCTTTGGCGGCACTGCTTCAGGCCCAGAAGACTTAGTGTGGGGTATTGAGAACATTAGCAAGATCTTGGAGAAACGTGCGGGTAAGCAGCTTCGTCCTGTTGACTGTTTGGACATCATGAACATTATCGGTGCTGTTGTCGTAGCAGGTAACGTGCGTCGAAGTGCTCAGATTGCTATTGGAGATGCAGACGATGTGGAATATCTACTTGCTAAGCGATGGGACTTGGGCAATATCCCGTCATGGAGAGCCATGTCCAACAACTCAGTCGTGTGTCACGATATTGGAGATTTGCACGACTTCTTCTGGGATGGTTATGAAGGCAAAGGCGAACCATACGGCCTTATCAACCTCAAACTCTCACGAAAGATCGGACGATTGGGTGAAACTCAGTATCCAGATCCCAAAGTGCAGGGTTATAATCCATGTGCTGAACAGTCTCTGGCTGACGGTGAAACCTGTTGCCTTGCAGAAGTATTCCTCCCTAATATCTCTAGCAAAGAAGAGCTTCTTGATGTTTGCACTTTGTTGTATCGTATCAATAAGCACTCGTTGGCGCTCCAGTGTCACCAAAAGGTCACAGAGGCTATCGTTCACGAGAACATGCGAATGGGTATTGGTATCACAGGTGTCTTGCAGTCCACTGAAGAACAGAAGTCATGGCTGAGTGAGACATACGGTAAGATTCGTGCTTTCGATGATGCTTACAGTCAACAATATGGTTTTAATCGTTCCATCAAGCTGACAACTGTTAAGCCTTCAGGTACTTTGTCTCTGTTGCCCGGCGTCACCCCCGGCTGTCATCCTGCTTATGCTCGATTTATGATTCGACGTATCCGTATCAGCTCTAATCACTCGTTGGTTCAGGTTTGTAAGGATCACGGCTATCATGTGGAGTATCAGCAGAACTTTGACGGTACTGAAGACCGTTCAACAGTGGTTGTAAGCTTTCCGTTCCGTCACCCAGATCACGCTGTGTTGGCTAAGGACATGACAGCTATCTCTCAACTAGAGACAGTTAAATGGTTGCAGGAAGTGTGGAGCGATAACTCTGTGTCTTGTACCGTGTACTATCGTCCTGAAGAGCTTCCTGAGATCAAGAAGTACCTCAAAAAGAACTACAAGACAAACCACAAGTCACTGTCTTTCCTGTTACACTCAGAGCATGGTTTCAAGCAAGCTCCATTGGAAGAGATTACTGAGGAACAATACAATGAGCTGGTTGCCAATACACGCACTATCACGGCTATTGACGAAGCTAATATTGGCCTTGACGATGCTGAATGTTCGACTGGTGCTTGCCCTATCCGCTAAGAAAGGTAAGTAATGAAAACTATCGTATACACTAAAGACAACTGTCCAGCGTGTGTGCAACTGAAGACGAAGTTGACCTCGGAAGGGGTTGACTTTGTTGAGGTTCACTTAGGCAAGGATATGACTATTGAAGCCTTTAAGGAGAAATTCCCTACAGTGCGTTCAGTACCTCACATGATCTACTCAAAGGATGAAATATGGTAATTGATTTCTCATTCGCTGGTGGCTTTGTTGTAGGAATACAACACAATGATACCGCAGTAGTGGAGATAGACGAAGGGGAGTTTGAGTTCTGTAGTGCTATTATGGTGCATCTAGGACTCTTCACAATGACCCTACTATTCGTGTAGTGTAGAAACTAAGAAGCCCCTCACGGGGCTTTCTCTTTAGCACTTCTTAGGTGGCTTCTTACCTGTAGATTTCTTCTTCATGCTTTATGGTACTCCTCTTCAGTTAAGATACCTGCTTTGTATTTGCCTTCAGGTTTAAAGATAGTAAGCTCTTGTTGTCTCATCTCAGGAGCGAAGCTGATGTGCATCCAACGACCAAACTCATGGATCATCTGGTCAAACTTGATACCAGCCTTCTGTACTTCTTGGCAGAGCTGCAAAGGAGTCAGTTTAGAGCTAGATACGTCGATAGCCCACCCATCCATGTGAGAAGAGACTTTAGAGCCTCCAACAGCCACGTTAACAGCTGGTAGACGCAACCAAGAGTTAATCTTTAGTGGGCCTGTAACGGCACGAAGTTGCTCTAGCTTCTGAGCAGCTACCTTCATGTTTTCCAGCTGCAAAGCTGAAGGTTGATTATCGATACCCTGACGGATAGCTGTGTCGCTATGAGTAGCTTCTTCAAGTGTAAAGTGTTCAGAGAGATTCATAATTATTTAATGTTCCTTAGGTTGTTGTAGAGATCGATGCAAGAATTTAATTGGATGATGGCTTTGTCGCCGTCCCCTGAGATGGAGATAAGATCTTGAGCAGTCTGTCTGTCAAGTTCGGCTCCATTTTCTGAAGCTCCGCTGGTAGAGCAGGAATCTTGGTTGGTACGGACATACAGCCTGAGATTGCCATCAGCAACAGCAGACTTAAGAGAATTGATCTTATTTTGAGCATCTTGCTTTTCTTTCTTCAGCTGTTCGTTAGCTTTGGCCGTAGTTTCTTCCATTTTAGATTCTATACGGCTAACCTCAGCTTGAATCTCCTGTCTGGCTTTGTATTTACCAGCGAAGAAGGCCAAGCAGAGGCAGATAACGAGTGTCGCTATGTTACGCAGCATCCTGCTTCTTCTCGTCTTTGTTGAAAGCGGAGATACCTAAGATAGCTGCAAAGGCGATATGGATAAAGCCACCGTTAGTCAAGGTCAACGGAACCCACTGACGGAAGGCATCGTTAGCAGCTTGTACTTCCCAAAACTGTACGATTGTGTACATAATAGGGAAGGCAACGAAGTCAGCGATGTTGACAATCATGTAGGTCAAGCCCATCAGATATGTCCATTTTTGTTTATGATTCTCATCCATAGTTTATTTACTCCTGTAACACATTTCTACTGCGTCTTTAACGATAATATATAAATACAATTCAAAAGGTAAGATGATAAAGAACAGCAGGGTAAGCAACACTAGGAAGCTCACATAGGCTGTCTCGCTAGAAGAAGAGCTATTATTAGTCCCCATAATTCCAATACTATTAAAGCCATAACTACGACCCAAGCTATTCTCTGTCTAACCTTAGAGAGGATCTTCTGTCTACGAAGTACTTCCTCTTTTCTTTTACGAATATTAAGTAAGTGAGTAGCCTCCTGTTTCTCTTGTACGATACCGAACATACTAACTACATCGGTATATAAAGCCCCTAGCTCAGGAGGGCTTTGGTAGACCATGATCTCTCTGATCTCCTTTTGAAGCTTCTCCATCTCCTTTAAAGCTACTACATGGTCTAAAGATATGTCTAGAAGCTCATCAGGATCTATCACTGAGGTATCTATCCGTAGCTGTTGTTCAGCTATCTTCTTCTTCATAGCTATCATTCCTTTGAAGAATATCTTCAAGTTCTTGATTAGCTCTCCCTTTATCTCTTGTTCGCTATTACTAGGCTCTTCTTGTTGTTTAACAGCTTTCTTAGGAGCCTCTGTCTTGACCTCATCCTTGGTATCATCAGTATTCTCTTTGTTGATGCGTTGATTAGGGGGCTTAATCGCCTCAGATTTTGAGGTGAATAGCTTAGTCTTGATGAAGTCCCATATACCAGTACCTACATCAGTTACCTCTACAGCTATACCCTTAGCTTCATCAAAGGTCTTCTTAGCCTTTAAAGCTACCCCTTTGTACTCTTTGTATAGCTCACATCCCTGCTGGATAGCCTCAACAGCCTTGAGAGCACCAGCAAGGATTATGAGAGGCATGTTTACTGAGCTTCTGGAGGGACTAGACCTGTAGTGAACAAACCACGATAAGCTAAGTTAGGCTGTGAAGGAGCACCCTGTCCTGAGGCAATTAAGTTAGCAGCTTGCTGTGCAGCACGACGACGAAGTACGCTTTGAATAGTGTCAGCAGTGTAACCAGCACCAGCTAAAGTAGCAGCAGACATAGGAGTCTGTGTAGCGGCAACACCGTAAGCAGCAGCGGATAGCTTAGAACGAGCAGGGTTAAACTGAGCGGCAAAGCTCAATAAAGGATCTAAACTCCCACCCTTGATAACAGACTTAATGATGTTCTGTTCTTGTTCGCTAAACATACCCATCTTATTCTTATTGGCTGCAATGTTCACAAAGCCACGACGAATAAGCTCACTCTCAGAAGCGTTAGGCATCTCTTTCTTGATCTCAGCTACGTTCAGAGCGTCTTCGAGCACCTGAGCACGAGAGGCATTACGCCAATCCTTACGAGCGTTTGTTACGTTCTTAACTGCCTCATCAAGACCCCCCTGACCAGCGATAAGATCACGACCATTAAGCTTAGTAATGTAGTTGTCTACTGAGTCTACTGCGATTGAGCCAAGACGAGCTTCTTTAGGATCAGGACTTCCTTTAAGATTGTTAGCCAGTTGACGTAAGCGGTCTAAAGTAGAGAAAGGAACTCGCTGAGTACCAATGATCTTCTCCATCTGCCCCAAAGTACGCTCAACTGCCGCAGCCTCTGGAGAGCCGGGGATCATGTTAGCGTCATCGAGAGACTTACGAATGTCACCAACCATGTTCAAAGCACTTTGAGGCTTAACAGTGATACCAGCATCGTCTACGGATTTATAAGCACGTGAAGCACGTTGACGCACTTCTTCCATAGTGTAAACAGGTTTGTTCTCTTTCATGGCTGCACCAATGGCACGACCAGACGCACCTGCCGCTAAAGTACCTGCGCCTACAGCTGCAATGGTAGCTGCTAAATCGCTACCAGTGTAGTCTTTAATAACTTCAGCGGTAGGCTGTGACACCATGCCAGCAACAGCAGACACAGGGACCTGACGAGCCATGTCAGCAGCTAGAGCTGGAACAGCAGGGGCTAATTTAGCCAATCCAGCAGTGCCTGTCATAGCTTGTGTACCAGCTTGCACAGCACGTTCTAAACGGTTCTCAGGCTCAGGAACCCCTGCTTTAGTAAGCATTTGACCTTGTGCTTGAGCAAAGCTAGGCATACGACTTTCAGAGCCTAATAGGTTAGCACCAATGTTATAAGCACCACGTCCTGCCTCCAACACAGCCGTAGCTGGAGAGGTAAGACCTTCGTAAACTGCTCTACCTGTCAGTCCTAGTTGACGACCTAGAGCCTCGCCTGTTGAACGAGGTACTAGATCATCAAAGGAAACATCTTTAGGAATTAAATCATCAAACGAGACATCTGCCATATATTTCCTTTACTGAACAGTATAACCTTGGTCTTTAAGGCGCTTCATTACAGACTCACGACTAGCACCACGTTTGATAGCATCATTTGCCTTGTCAATAATAGCTTGTGTAAGAGGCTTACCTTGAGGCGTAGTTGGCTCAGCAGCTGGTTGTAGTTGTGGATTCATGCCTGACATCGAGCTTTTCTTAGGGGCTACATCACCAGCACCAAACGTAGGAATCTCAGGTACTCCTGTGGAAGTAAGCGTCTGACGTTTAGCTTGAAGAGCTTGCTTTGTACCAGCTAAAGTAACAGCTAAATCATCAAAGGCAGAAGTAAGGAGATCCTTGTTCTTCCATGTGTCCTCATCAGCGATTTGATCTTTAGCACGTTGGGCGTCACCCTCAGTTTGAGTACCCTTAGCCAACAACAATAAGTTATTAGCTTGAGAGCGGACTTCACGCTGCAACTGCTTAAATGCCTTAGTGTCTTCAGTGGGCTTACCTAAGAAGCCTGACACACCACGTTCTACGTTCTGATACAGACCAAGATTAAGCTCTTGAATCTTAGGAGTCAACGCTGTAATCTTATTGATAGATGTGTCTAGAGCTGTCATTTGCTCATCAACACTGCCAACTTCCTTACGAATCGTAGGAGAGATCTTTGTAGCAGGAGTGGTTGACACTGTGCCGCCAACGCCACCACCAGCCTTAGCTGTCTTACCAACCAAAGCAGCAAGGTTAGGAGCTGATGTAGACAAATCAATAGGATCAATCTGAGTGATCTCACCTGTCTCCGAATCACGGAAGATCTTAGGCTTATTCTCTTGACCAACCAACCAACGAACTCGTGCTTCTTCCTCAGCTGTCAAAGACTCGCCTTTAGCAAGTTTAATTTCAGCGTTAGCAATCATCTCACGGTTACGTTCAGACACTGTTGTAGCACCTGCTGTACGCATAGCTTTATCTGTCTGAGCTTTCTTCAAAGCAGCAGCACGAGCCATTTCAGCCAACTGAGAAGCACCTGCTGGATCTACTTGAGAAAGACGTTGAGCTGCTTGCATGATGGAGTCAGGATTAGTAGGGTCCATACCCTGCACAGCGGAACGACGAGCAGTAGCAATTTTAAGTTGAGGGTCTTGAGCACCCATGATCCCACCAGCAAGTTTACCTAGACCGTAGCCAGACATACCAGCTAAGTAGTTAGCTCGTTGGTAGGGGTCCATTTGAGCTTCTTGAGCCATCTGAGCTTCAACTTGAGCACGTTGAGCCATTTGAATTTGTTCAGGGGTAGCAAATAACCCCATTACGCTATCTGTTGCCATATATTACCACCATCCTTGTTCTGTACCCATCTGGGCGTATTCGTTACCTGTAGTATTAAATGTAGAAGGTGTTGTCCAATCAGGCAAAGTAGCGTTGTAGTAAGCTTGTTTACCGTAATCAATGATAGATTGGTCAATAGACGATCCTAGACCTGATTTACCAAAACCAGACATCATTGAAGCTGTAGGACTCATAGCGTTAGCCTTGAACATAGTGTTAGCTGCTCCCAAGCCACCTGTCAGCAGAGCATTAGAGGCTGTAGCACCACCTTGGAGAGCTTTACCGCCTAAGTTAGCACCTAAGGTAAGAGCGTCTTGACCCAAGTTCTCCACAGTGCTCTGCAAGCCAAGAGCTGTCTGGAATGGAGAGTAAGCTGAAGACAACAATCCAAGACCGTAGTTAGTCTGTTGTTGAGCAGCCTGTTCAGCTCCAGCAGCCAGTTGAGACTGTTGTTGAGCTAAGGAGTTATAGTAAGCAGCCAATTCAGGGTTAGTAGCACCCATGCCGCCAGCTGTAGTAGCGCCTGTAGCCAAGCCCTGACGACCTGTCTGGAACAAATTATTACGTAGACCAGCTAAGGCTTGCTCATTCTGTGGAGCTAAGAGAGCATTCTGTTGATCCATGTAACGCTGACGTACAGCATTAGGATCTTCAGCTAAGTAACCACGGCCTAGATTAAGCAGCCCTTGTGTGTCCCCTACGGACTCTTTAGTGGCTTGACCCAGTAAATTCTGGTATCCTTGAAGCTCAGGAGATAGTGTATACCCTGCACTTGTTAGATCCCCTGATGGACTGAATCCAAACTGAGAAGTACCGAAACGAGAGGTAACACCTACAGGACGAAACTTAGCTGCATCAGCGGCTGTCTGAGCTGCTGCAAGTTGAGCATTAGCTGATGTCTGAGCAGCTGAGGTAGTAGCGTCAGCTTGTTTACTAGCAGGGCCGATGCCGAATACGTCTGCTACTGAGTTAATTATGTCACCCATCTTAGTACCCCAATCCGTAGATATAGCCTGTCACTTGATTATCTTTCATAACTGTTTCCTTCTTTGTCCACCCTAAGGTTTCACCAAACTTAGCTAGTTTTTTGTTATCTTTTTGCACGAAGGCAACTAAAGGCATACCAACTAGATCTAATAATCTGTAGAGATCACTTTTATAGTTTCTCTTGATCTCCGTAGTCCACTTCCTAACGTCTGTATGGAACCATAGAAGGTCATCATATAGCTCTAAATACATAATGTAATTAGTACGTAAGACTACAGGAGTTTTCATCTTTTGTCAAGAAATTTCTTTGAAATTGTAATACTTTTTAATCGTTAGTAGGCCACTGCTGAGCACCAACCACTGTAGCCAAAGAAGCTACATCGGCAGCACCAGCGATAGCAGCCAACAGACGATCACACTCAGTCAATACAGTTGCACGATAAGTCACTGTAGAGGCTGGAATGTCCACGTTACGTTCAAACTTACGAATAACCATCCAATCGGTTGCAGCCAAGAGCTTGTTCGTAGTGTCTTTGATCTGTGCTGACCAGTTAGACTTCAAGCCTTTTTGTGTGTAAGGCTCGCCTTGCTCTGGAGTTACTGTTTCATCATTGAGTTGCTTTGGATTACCAACACCCCACCAGAAACGATCATCGTAGCCTTCAGGATCAGCAACTTCAGTGATACCAATAGCTTCACGTTCTTCAGGAGAAGCCAAACGAAGCCAGTTATTAGGGTACTGAATATCGTTGTGAGTGAAAGCTGTGTCCAGCGCCAGTGTTTTATTGTCTAATTGAAACATAGTTAATTTTCCTTATTATCGTGCAAGGGAGTGTTTCCAAGCCTGACCATGCCAGATTCGGTAAACGGTTGATGGTACTAATTTAAATTCATCACATATTTTGCGATAGCCTTCATGTGCTCGTTCACGAATAGCTTTGACTTGTTCTTCAGTCAGTTTGCTGTGTCCTTGAGCCTCGCCTTTTGCATGACGATTTTTAGCAATCTTGTCAGCTACATTTTCTAAGTTTGTCCCATAGTTTAAATGTGCTGGATTGCAGCATGATGGGTTATCGCATGAGTGCATTACGATTCGACCATTTGCATTACCAAGATGAATTTCTGCTGATACTTTATGTGCGCGTTTCATCTTTTTTGCATGACCATCCCATATCTGACCATAGCCATCTTTATCTGGAGAGCCAAGCCAAGGCCAGCAATCATCATCTGAACGCACATCAACTTTTGCCCAGAACTTATCAATCACGTTAATCTTTGGTCTTGCCATATATCACCTCGCCAAAGCATATTTCGTTGGATTCTCAGCAAAGGCTGCGTAGATGTATGTTGCGCCGCTAGCGTTGCTGTCGGCGTTGTTTTGTCTGCACTTAAATCCGTTAGATAGAAAATCCATTATGCGTGTACTTGCATCTTCAGCAGAAGACCCGTCTGGGTACAGCGTCTTTCCAACCTCGTTGTAGGTGTCTCTTGAAGCATCGTGCATACCCCAAGAGGCAAGACTGTCTGTACGTTTAAACAACACGAACTTCGGACGGAATCCAAGATACACAAACGTGCCATCAGCAGACCCGTTGCCTGTGTAGCTTCCGAACTTGCTATATCCAGCGACTTCTGAGAAACAGTAAGCCACTTGAGTTTGACCGCTACTGTTAATGTTGCTACTTGTGCCGATACTAAAAACTGTTGAAGTTGGTAGTGTGCTATTCCATACGGTTGCCGCAGTAGCACTAGCGTTTATTAAGTTCAAATAGATGTAGCCAGTTGCGCCAAGAGATGTATGCCAGCTAATCCAGTTATCTGCGGAATTTCTTGGCTTTGTAATAATCATCTTTGGAGCAACACCAAGACCATGACCCACCGTGGCGTTTGCACCTGTCCCCGTGTAAGTCACCACAGAAAACCCTTGCGTAGCGCCAGCACTCACAGATGAAGTGATTGAGCCTGAAGTGTTGCTTACTGCGGAGCCACCTGCTTTCCATTGCCATCCGACATAGGTAACACCAGTATTGTTGTAAACGGTGCTTGCGCCTACTGTAAATCCATTGCTGTTAATTGCTGTTACACCAGTTAAGTCGGTTGTCTCTGCACCAGTTGTATTTGATATTAAAGCATTAGTTACACCTCTAACGCTATCAGTTAGTTTGTGGTCAGTAGCGGCAGAGCGTGACTTAATCCAAACCAAATCAGGTTGAAACGATGCACCACTAGCCGTGTTTGTAATGCTTTGACCAGTTAGGTTACCCGTATAAGTCGTAGCCGCCATATAAGCCGCACC